TTCTTCTTCCCCATACTTAGAAGAGAAAACAAATGCCTCAAGTAGGAAACGAACAAAATCCTGTAATCTTTAAAAATAAAAAGAAAGGTAATAGAAAATTAGTTCGCGCAGGAAGTAAATCAACTCCTGAAGAGCGACAAAGATATAAAGATAATTGGGAAGTTATCTTTGGGAAATCCCAAAAGAATTATAATAGACAGAAAGGCTAATGGCTACAACATATTTACAACTAAGTAATGAGTTATTAAGAGAATCAAATGAGGTTGTTTTAACAGCTTCTAATTTTGGAGATGCATTAGGAATACAGGCTCATATTAAAGACTGTATAAACAGAGCATATAACGATATTGTAAGTGCTGAACCACAGTGGTCTTTCCTAGCTACTGGTGAAAGCGGAGCTACTGATCCTTTTTATGGTAACGTATACGTAGAGACTGTAGCAGGAACTCGTTGGTATGAATTAAAAGCAGCGTCAAGCTCTCTTACAACTGATTATGGCGCTGTAGATTGGGATGATTTTTATCTAACAACTATAGGAGTAAGCGGAGCTTCTACACCATATACAAGTAGGAACTTATCGTTTTCAACAATAGAAGAGTGGAAAGATCATTATAGAGCATCAGAGAATATAGATGATGCTGATACACAAACGTATGGTGAACCTAGAGTTGTTATTAGAAGTCCTGACGGTAGAAAATTTGGAGTAAGTCCAATACCAGATAAAGTGTACAGAGTATGGTTTTTTGCGTGGGATTTACCAACAGTTTTGAGCGCACACGGAGATACAATAGTATTTCCAGATATGTATACATCAGTGTTATTAGCAAGAGCTAGATATTATATGCATCAATTTAAAGATAATCCACAAGCTTCGGCTTTTGCATTAGATGACTACAAAAAAGGATTAAGACAAATGAGATCTAATCTTATGAATCCTACTCCTAAGTTTATGTCAACGGATCAAATATAATAAGATGGCTACTTCACAACCTTTTGCAGTAGCTTGTCAAGGCGGTTTAAATAAAGTATCAAGTCAGTTTGAATTATTAAGAACACCAGGAGAAGCTATAAAATTACAAAACTTTGAAGTTTCTACAACAGGAGGCTACAGAAGAATAAATGGATATAGTCAGTTAGGAGACGGAACAAGACCTAACAGTACAAATGCTATAAAAGGATTACAAGTATATGCAGATGGATTAATAGCTTGTTCAGGAACAAATATATACTTTAGCCAAGACGGAGACAGTTGGTTATTATTAAACAGAGCAAGTGTAGCTGGTGGTGGAGATAATTATAGTACCTTTGGTGGCAGAAGTACTTCAGCAAGAACTTCACAAGGCCAAGCAACTTTTGCAAACTACGAAGGTGATACAGATTACGGTGAGTTAATTATAACAGATAGAGGTTCAGCAGTAAAACCTTTTTATTTTAAAATGACTGGTACTGGAGATTTAGATACTAGAACATTTTACGCAAAAGAAATTACAGTAAGCGGAACTACTTATCCTAAATATTGTGTGCTTCACGATAGACATTTAGTAGTAGGTGGAGCAGGAACAGCAGAAAATACTATATATTATAGTGGTACTGACGATATAGATGATTTTACATCAAGTGGTGCTGGAAGTATAAAGTTAGATGATCAAGTAGTAGGCTTAAAGTCTTTTCGTAATGATCTAATAATTTTCTGTAAGAATAGTATTTATAAATTAGTAAATATTAATAACTCTAGTACTATTGCAGTCCAGCCTATTACAAAGAATATAGGCTGTATGGATGGAGATAGCATCCAAGAAATAGGTGGACAGTTACTTTTTTTAGCACCAGATGGAATAAGAACAGTAGCAGGTACAGCAAGAATTGGTGACGTAGAATTGGGATCTTTGAGCAGAAAGATACAACCTATTATAGGAGATATAGCATCTAATATTAGTTCTTATAATATAAATAGTTGTGTAATTAGAAAGAAATCACAATATAGATTATTTTACGGATCTTCAGGAACAGCAACTAGTGTCTCCGAAGGAATAATAGGAACACTGAGAGCTACACCAGAAGGAGGTTCTAGGTTTGAGTGGTCTGAAGTACAAGGAATACAAGCAAGTGCTGGAATAACTTCTGGATTT